GACTCCACCTCGGCGAGGCAGGCCGCGTAGCCGGCGAGGTCGACGCAGGTGTCGGCGCTCTTCGTGGTCCCGCCGTTCCCCTGGTGCCTCGCGAGCTTGTCGAGGATCATGATCTGGGCCCAGTCGGAGACCGTCAGCGGCTCGAGGAACTTGTGGCCGAGGATCGCGTTCACCGCCGCGACCGTCTTCGCGAAGTGTTCGCCCGGCGGGCCGTACGTCGAGCGTCGCTGGCGGATCGTCCGCGTCGCGATGTCGAGCAGCTCCTCGGCCTTCGTCGCCGGTGGGTCGCCGTAGCCTGGGTGGTTCGGGTCTTTCACGGTTTGCTCCTGAGTGAGATGTCGCACCATCCGAACGAGGTGCAGGGCGGTCGAGGCTACGGTCCCGCTGGTGCCAGTCCAGCAGTTGCCGCAGCCGACCCGGCGGGCTTGCCGCTCCGCGGCGTCCAGGGCCTCCGCGTCGAGCCAGACGGCGGGCCTCATGACGTGCGGACCTTCCCGGCCGAGATCCGGAAGTTCTCGACATCGAACTCCCCGCCGTCGTGGACGGTGACGATCGCGGCCCCGTGGTTCCACCGGTTGATCCGGGCGTACTCGGGCGTGAGGTCGCAGAGGCAACCCGTCGACCAGGTGAAAATCTCGTTATGCCACATATCGCTCTCCGCGTGGCCGCTCGACCGGTGGGAGTGACCGACGAGGACCGTCGAGAGCGTCCGCAGGAACGCCCCGCGGGCGACGTTCACCGGCGCGGCCAGGCCCTTCGGCAGCTCGTGACCGTGCAGGACCGGGAGCTTCCCCACCATTACCGGCCGCTGGTCGTCGACGTAGTCGATGTCGTGGTCGGCCAGCTTGAGCCAGCCGGGGAGGGACATGATCGGATCGTCCGACAACTCGGGGGCGTGCTGCCAGATGTAATGGGTCCAGCGTTCTTCGTGGTTCCCCGCCTTCATGCAGATCGGGATCCCCGGGAACCGGTCGCGGATCCAGGCGACGAAGTCCCGGCAGGCGGCCAGCTCGCCCTTGAAGTCCCGCTGGGTGGGGTCCTTCATCCACCGCGAGATCGCGTAGAAATCGCAGGTGTCGCCGTTCAGGAGCAGGGCCGCGAGGCCCGCGTCCTCGAGGTGGGCGACGGCCGCGGCGACCGCTACGTCCGAGTGGTAGGGGACGTGTACGTCCGAGAGGATCCCGACGCGGCCGGTCACGCCCAGGACGTGAGGCACCCACGGCTCGGCGATCGACGCGGGCATCTGCCGGACCTCGCCGGCCTGGCGTGGCGGCCGCGGGTGCTTGGCGGACTTCCGGCGATCGCTGCCCATCACGCCGAGGATGTTCCGGATCCGGTTCCGGGCCTGCTCGATCGTGATCGCCCGGTTCGACTGCTCGACGAGCATCCGGGCCAGGCCGCGGGCTGAGTGGTCCGGGAACCTGGCGACCAGGCGGCGGGCCTTGGCGGTGATCGGGTCGGCGGGCATCCTTGCCTCCGGTGGTGGGTTGTCTCGCGAGGCTACGGCGGGCCGCGCCTGAATCAACCGATCCCGATCCGCCGACCGAGGCGGTTCAAGGCCTCGGCCCGCTTCTTGCAGCCGCAGTCCTTCACGCCCAGGGCGGCGCTCACTCGTTCGGGCGTCACGCCGACGGCCGCGAGGCCGGCGGAGATCATGTCGCCGAGGCCTGGCCGGCGACGCGGGTAGGCGTCGTGCAGCTCGTCGACGACCAGGCGGTCGCCGTCCTGCCAGACGATGCACGGCCGGACCTGGTCGAGCGTGTAGCCGCGCTCGCGACATCGGGCTTCGAGGTGACGCAGGCGGCAACCAATCATGGTAGAGGGTTCTCACACAATGAGATCCCGAGCTGATCCGCGCAGGCCATGCAATCGCCCAAATCCAGGCAAACGTTTTTCGTTAGCGCGATGCACTCAATCGCCTCGACGCCTACGGGGCATCCCTCATTAGGCCCAACGGTAAAAGGATCGCCGCCTGGTGGCGCTGGGCACTCCGTCAGACCGTACGAATGTTCGTAGGTCAGGTCAGTCGCACATTCTTCACAGTCATCCACGACCCTCCATCGGTCGTACCATTGCGAGTGGTAGGCCGTGCGACCTGACTCAACGCTGCAAGGATCCGCCCATCCGCAGTTGATTGAATACAGACCAAAGTCATACTGGCTGCCTGCCGGAACCGTGCCGGCACACCCGGTTGATATGGGGCCTTCCGCGTCTGTCGGTATAAGCAGCCCCTCGACGCACAGCGTCCCCTCCGGCTGGTCCGCCGGTATTGGCTGCGGGGCCGGATAGTTCACGGTATCAGCGGGCGGGTAGGCGAAGTCGTAATAACTGTAGACCCGTTCGTGGCAGACAAAACGCCCGTAATAACAGCAAAAACAGACATCCCCGCACGCTGGCCCAGGGTTCCATATTCCGCCGTTGTTTTCGCACTGGCTGCGGGTAGTTTTTGTCGGATCTGGGACGCCCTCAACACAGCAGCAGCCGCAGCAGCACTCGGTGTCCGTCGCCGCCTTGCTTTCGCGGAACACGATCTTGCCGTTTTGGATTGCGATCGTGGGCACGTCAGCTCCCGCTCCCTGTGTCGCACTCGATCGTGTCGATCCACTTCAGGCATCCGTTTTCGTGGCCGAGGAGCTGCGTCTTTGCCGCGTCGTAGCCTTCGACGGTCGTCAAGTCTTCGCCGCCGACGGCCGGTGGTTTGCACGCGCCAGCGTCCGGCGGGTCTCCAGCCTGGACGAGATACCAGCGGCCGTTCGCGGCCTGGGCGATCACAACCCACGAATCGGCCGCCACGTCGAAGCTAAGATTCGCCACGTCCTCGATCGTTTCGGCCGGGCTGCTCTCGCCAGGGACGCACTCGTCGCCCTCTTCCCAGATCGTGACCGTGGCGCAGGTCTCCCGGTCCCATGCCCCGGAGGCTTTTCCGATACGAACCTCGCCGCCGCCGTCGTCGTAGGCCGTCCGCAGCGGTAGCGGCGGGATGTCCCGGTTTCCGCCCTCGACCTTCCGAACGACCTCGGCGATCCGCCTGGCCGACTCGACGGAGATCAGGGCCCCGCGGTCCGAGTTGTCGAGGCGGCGTCCCACGTCAGGCCCCCGGCGTGAAGACTTCGCCGAACGGCGTCGAGAAGTCCCTCTCCTCGTAGACGAAAAACTCCAGGGCGTCGGGCGGCTGGCCGGCGTCCTTGGCGATCCCGTTGTTCAGGGCGACCGGCTGGCGGACGCCCTTCCCGTCTTGCCCCTTTATCTGGGCCCGCTTCGTGCCGGAGCTGTTGGGGTCGCCGTTCTCGTCGACGAGCTGGGCGAAGCCAATGTCCCAAGGTTTCAGCGTCCACCCGTCGGCCCGGTAGGCGAACTCCCAGGTGACCTCCCAGTAGACGACGGTCGCGCCTTCGAGCGTTTCGATGTTCAGCTTTTTCGAGCAGCCTTGACACTTCCAGGTGCGAACCGCGCCGCCGTTCCAGTTGCCGTTATTGATCGAGTTCGTGTAGTCCCTCGCGAGCTGCATCCACCCATTATGGCTGGCGTAATACTGCGTCAGCGTCAGTCGCTCCTCGGCCCGCTCGGCCTCCAGACCCTCGAGCGGATCCTTCGCCGAGTTCGTCATGATGTCGCCGTCCTTGTCCTTGTAGATCGGCTCGGCGACGACGGACGACGACCCGCCCCAGACCGAAGGCTTGAACGGCAGCGACCCGGGCTTGTCTGGATCCGGCTCCTCCTGCTCGTCGGGGCTGAACTTCTTGTATTTGAACGAGACGACGTACAGGAGGCCGCTGTCGTCGGCCGCCTTGATGTCGTAGCTGTCCATGACCGCGACCGGGTTGTCCGGGTGCGGGTCGTAGTAGGCGATCCCGGGCGCGTTCGATACGTCGACGAGCGACTCGGTCGTCGAGTCAGTTCGCACCCAAAACGCCCGCGAATACTCGTCGCCGTCCTTTTTCTTGCCGGACGCCGACCGTTCTTTCGGGATCTCGCGGCTGAATACGATCGCCATCGTTAGCCTCCTGCCCCGGCGGCCAGCTCGACCGTCTCGAGGTCGAGCTCGCCCATGTCTTCGGTATTGTCCGCGATCCTCGCCAGGTTGCGAGCGTTCTGGGCCTCGCGCTGGTCGGCCTGGTCGCCGCGCATGATCCGGAACATCTCCTTTATCCCCTCGGAGCTGTTCGACTCGATCCCCTTGACGGCCTCCTTGACGCCGGTCAAGTCGACCTTCTGCGTGATCTCGACTTGCTGCGTCGACGCCACGTCGATGTCGTCAGCGGCGTCGCGGGCCGCGGCGATCGCGGCGTCGATCGTCTGCGTGAGCGGGCCGGCGATTGCCTCGCCGGCGGCGTTCTGTGCCGACTCGTCTCCGAATAGCGCGGTCGAGAAGTTCGCGGCGGCCGAGTTCAGGTTCTCGGTGATCCCGTCGCCGATCGTATCGTTGAAGGCCTGCATCCCGGCGATCGCGGCGTCGAGCCCAGACGTGTCGAAGCCGAGCCGCTCGCCTATGAACGCGGCCGCCTCCATGAGGGCCTGTACGGGGCCGCTAATTCCACCAATAAGGATCCCGAACGCGGCCTGGAGACTATCTCCAATGCCAGCAAAGAAGGCGACCACTCGCTGGCCGAACTCCCAGACGGCGTTCCACTGCTGGCCGACCTGCGAGACGTAATTCCAGATTGGGCCGGACTGGGCGACGAAGTAGTCGGCCACCTGGGCAAAGTACCTCGCCCCCTGAAGGATCCCCTCGCCGATCGCCTGGCCGATGTTCGCCCCGCCGATCGACCCCACCATGTCGGTAAAGGCCGTCGAGATCGCGGTGATCGCCGGGGCCAGATAGGCCGTAACCTGGTTGATCACGCCCTGGATCGCGGCCCGGACTTTGTCGAACGAGTCGCCCATCGCGTCCACGTTCCCGGCCTGGGCGTTCGTCAGCGTCAGGCCGAACCGCTCCGCCTCCTCGCGGGCCGCCTGGATCCCGGCGGCCCCTTCGTTGAACATGGGCAACAGGGCGACGCCGGCACGGCCAAAGATTGCCACCGCGGCGGCCGCCCGCTCGGCCTCGCTGGGCAACTCGGAGATCGCCTGGGCGATCGCCTCGAACTGCTGCTCGGCCGACAGGCCGTTTAGGTCCGCGACCGAGAGCCCGAGCTGGGCGAAGGCGGCGTTCGCCTGGCGGGAGCCGTCGGCCGCCTTCGCGAACGTGACCTGGGCCCGGGTCATGGCCGCGCCGATCTGGTCCATCGAGACGCCGACCAGGGACCCGGCGTATGACAGGCCGGCCAGCTCGCCGTAGGTCGTGCCCAGCCGGCTCGCGAGGTCGTTCTGTTGGGAGATCGCCTCGGTCGCGGCCGCCCCCATGCCGACCAGCGACCGGGCCGCGGCCGTCGCCCCGGAGACGAACGAGGCGAAGAGCTGCGTCCCCTGGATCGCGACGAGCGCCCCCATCCCGGACCGCAGGCCGGCGACATCCGATTGGAGCCGCTTCATAGACGCCGACGCCGCGTTCACCCCAGCCGTGAGGCCGGAGGTCGACGCGGTGAAGACCGCCCGGACCTTGCCGATCGTGCTCGCCATTACTTCGCGTCCTTGCTTTTCTTTGGCTTCGCCAGGTGTTTCAGTTTCGCCAGCTCGCGGGCCATCTCTTCGGGCGTCTGCGTGGGCCGGCTCGGGTCATACGTTGGCAGGAACATCTCCTCGAACTCCTCCGAGACCTTCGCGTTCATCGCCTTGCAGATCGCCGCGGTCTGCCGGCCTGTCCGCCGCCACTCGTCGCCGAATGGCTCGAGGCGGTAGAAGGCGGCCCAGCGGCGGATCTGCCGGACGGACGTGGTCCGGAGGAACTCGGGCACGTTCGGTATGCGGTGATGCGCGGCGAGCCTGTAGACGAACGTCATCCACGGCTCGCCCCTCAGTTTCCCTCCTCTTCCTTCACGGCCTTCTCGTCGTTCCGGAGGACCGTTTCCCAGCACTTCACATAAATCCACATGAGCGTCCGCGGGCTCGTCTGGAGGAGCGTCGGGATGTCGGCGTCCTTGTAGCGGCGCTCGCCGCTTGAGTCGGCGACGCAGACGGCGACCGTCCGGGCGATCAGTTCGGCCGGCGGGTCCTCGCCCGCGAGCTTGCGGTGGGCGACGGAGAGCGCGTGCCACTCCTCGAACGAGGGCCACCGCAGCTTGATCGGCGTCTGCGACCGCGGCGGCGTGACCTCGATCGGCTCGTCCGCGATCGCGAGGATCTGGTCCAGGGGCTTCGGCATGGTCAGGATTCTCCAGTGAAGGCGAACTCGGCCGACCCGCGGAGAAGGTCGCCGACCGACCCCTCGATCTCGTACGACAGCAGGACCGCTTCTCGCGAGACAGATCCGCCGTCGCAAAAGACGGCGAGCGTTCCGCGGGAGCCGATGTCCGACGGGTCGTACGGCGGGCACCCGAGTAGCCTGACGGACGCCGTCCCCGGGTCAACACTGGTGCAGGCGACGGTCTTGACCAGCCGAGCCGATTCGTCCGTCCCCAGAATCGCCCCATCGACGCCAGTGGTGTCGGACGTGACGGCGGAAGCGGGGCGTACGACAAAGTTCAAAAGCGACCCGATCGGGAAGCCTTTGAAGAATACTACCGCGCCCTGCGAATATGCGGCCACAACATCCCCCGCGGGGCTAGGGGATCAGGATTCCTCGGGGGGCACCGACACAAACGTCGCGGTCCCCTTCACGAGCTCGCCGACGGCGTACTCGACCTCCGACTCGGTGCAGCGACACAGGACTCCGGAGATCGTGTATTCAGTGCCAGCCGTCGGGGCGCTGGACGTGAGGAACGAGCAGGTGATCGTCGTCGTGATCCCTTCGACCGCGCCGGCCCCCGAGTCCGGCAGGCCGTCGACATAGACGCGGTTCGATCCGGCGGCCAGGTCGAGAGTTGAAGCGTCGAGCCTATTCGACGAGTTTGTCGGATCCGATCCGGTCTTCTTAATCTTGACGTTCGTCAGATCGCCAACCGGCATAGCCGGAGCGTTTCCGTTGGCAGGCGTGGGCATGGATCAGGAACCCTCCGCTTCTTTGTAAACGTAGGTCGCGGTGCCCTTGACGAAGTCGCCGACGGCCCACTCGGTCTCCACTTCGGTGCAGACCCAGCCGGTCGCCCCGGGGGCGTCCGGCTCCGGGGCCTCGCCAAAGAATGAGCAGGTGACGGTCTGAGTCACGCCCTCTTCGTCGGCCCCAGCACCAACGTCGACGAGCGGGGCGTCGGCGTAGACGCGAGCGGTGTCTTCGAGCGTCGTTACGTCGACCTTGTTCGAGGTGCTCGACGGGTCGGCGGCCGAGGTCTTGACCTTAACGTTCGTGCAGCCAGCCGGCAGCGTCGGACCGACTGCCGGCAGCGAGGAGAGGACTGGCATCGGTTACTCCATCCAGGAGACGGCGACGGTGATCTCGACGACGTACGCGATCGGCTTGTTCTGGCCGTCCTCGAAGACCGGGTCGCTGTCCTTCGAGTCGGTGACCAGCACACGGACGATTGTCAGGTCGCCCGAGCTACCGGCGAAGTTCCGCAGAGCCCGGCGGATGTCGCGGGCGGTCTCGTGGGTGTCGGCGTAGTTCGCCCCGTAGACCTCGATCGTGAACGTCCCGGTCGTCACGGTCTCGTCGTCGGCCGCGAGCGTGTCCTCGTCGGCCTGGCCGGCCTGGGCGAACATGACGTAGGGCGGGTCCCCGGCGGGCCCGATTAGCGGCCAGGCGTTGCAGCCGGCGGCCTCCTCGAGGGTCGCCCGGAGCCAGGACTGGATCAGGTCTTCGGAGCCGGATGGCATGGCGTTCCCTTTACAGGCCGGCGGCGCGGCCGCGAGCCGACATACCGGGATTCTTGTCAGAGGCGAGCTCTATCGCCGCCCGCTCCAATCCGATGCGCAACTGCTCGGCCAGCTTAGAGGCGACAACTCCCCGGATCGACTCAAAAGTGCGCTGCATCATGGCGATCCCTTTCATCCGGGTTGTCCCGAACTCGTGCCAGATCGCCTTCCGGCTTTCCCATCCGTACTTGTAGCCAATGCCGGCCACGGCGACGCCTCCGCGGTTATTGCCGATGTAGCGGGCCTTCGTGGTGGCGGCCCGCCGCATCGCGCCGGTAGACCGGGCCTTCTCGCCCTTCTTCCGGCGGCCGCGGCGCGTGTTCACCGGCGGCGTATTCGCCCGCAGCCGCTGAACGCCCTTCGATTCTTTGACGGCCCGGCGCATGGATGCGACGAGGTGCTTCTTTCCGATGTGCCGCGGCAGCTTGTCGAATCGTCCGACGAGCGCGCCGATCTCTTGGTCGAGTGTGTTCCAGTTCAGCGAGATCATGCCGCGACCTCCTCGACCGAGAGTTCCATCGCCTCGCGGTGGCCCTGCTCGACGACGCCCGAGATGTAGAGCAGGCGGTCCCCGCGCGAGATCCACCGGAGCCGCCAGTTCGCCTGGAGGCCCTCGTAGTAGCGGATCCGGACCGTGGCCGAGGTGCTCCCGCCGACCTGGCCGCGGCGGGCCTGCTCAACGTACGACAGGGCCTCGTAGGATCCGAAGACCCGCGCGACCTCGTCCCACTCCTGGACCATCTCGCCGACGGCGTTCCGCGTCTCGGTCGGAGACTCGATCGCGAAGAACTCCCGGAGGATCCCTGACGGCAGGACGCCCATGTCACCAGGCCCCCGAGTGGCTGGCGGACGCGAGCAGGGCCTCGAAGGCCTGGGGCAGCTCGGCCGAGCCGTCCTCGGCGATGATGCCCCGGTTCTTGAACGTGTGCTCGACGAACATCAGGAGGGCGGCCTTCACGTTCGGCTCGATCTGGTCGCCGGGCTCGACGCCGGCCCAGTAGGTGACGACGACCTTCCCGGACTGGCCGACGCCCAGCGTCACCGTCGCCGGCATCGCGTCGGCGTCGACCTCGTAGTCCTCCGCCTCCAGCTCCTCTCCGTCGACGGTCACCGTCAGGGCGTACGTCGAGCCGGTCAGGAGTGGCGGGTTCGGGATCGTCAGGATCCCGGTCGTCGGCACGTCGGGCCAGGTCGCCCGGTACTCGGTGGCGACCAGCGTCTGGCCGAGCCGCTTCTCGATGTAGCGGCGGCCGGCCGCGATCTTGTCGGAGATCAGCGAGTCAAACTCGTCGAAGGACTCGGTCATCCCGAGCTGTAGCTTCGCCTCGGCGAGCGTCACGGGCTCGGTCTCGGGCCAGGTCACGACGCGAACGGTGTCGGGCTTCATGACGAGCCTTCCTCTTCAATAGTCGTGGAGGCGATCAAAACCTTCTCGAGATAGACGTCCTCGGCCGTTCTGTACCAGATCCCGCCAACCAAAACCTGCCAATCGACCGCCACTCCGTTAAAGGCGTCCGGATCGCTAAACCCGATCTCGAACTGCCAGACGGACGGCTCGCCTTCAATCGCAAAGTCAGCCGGGTCTAAGATTGCTTCGATCGTTACCGGCCCGCCTGCTGTGATGTCCGTCACGGTCAGCTCTACCTCGTCCCCAGAGCCACCCGAGCCCAAAACTCCTCCAACGCGAGTCGCGATCCCGTAGAGCGTTCCGTCAGGAGCTGGCTCGCCTGCCTTGAACGTGATGGTCGCGACGTGGGTCAGCGACTCCTCGGTGAACCGCAGGAACCGGTACTGCGATCCGCGCAGCCTTCGCTTTAGTGTCATTAGGTGGCGACCCTCGTCTCGACGATCTGGCCCGCCACGGCTCGCTCGGCCTGCCGGACGGCGGCCGCCTCGAGGAGCGTCCCCTGGGCCTCGCGGACGCCAGCCCCAGTCTCGACCAGGTGCTCCGCGAGTCCAGCGGTCGCCTGGATCACGGTGCCGGCCCGGTACCCGCGGTACGACTTCAGCAGGCGGATCGGATGCAGGGCGGCCACGGTGGTCCTCCTAAAAACGCGACGGCCCGGCGGAGGCATCCATGCCCCCGCCGGGCGTTCTGCGTGGGGGCGAGATCAGGTTCAGCTACCAGCCTCGACCAGCTTCGCGACGAAGGTCGCGTCGTGGTTCGAGATGCCGACCCGCTGGAGGCCCCGGAACTTCACGGCGTCCGACTCGAAGCCGGCGTGCTCGGAAGCCGAGATCACCAGCCCGTTCGACTTCACCGCGACGGCGGTCGCCATCGAGAAGTCGCCGTAGAGGGCCAGCGTGCCCTCGGGCAGGCCGAGGCACTTGTAGACCGGAGCGCCCATGACGGTCGGGAGAACCCGATCGCCGACGGTCGTCGACTGCGAGACGACCGAGGACTTCATGACGTGCTCCCAGCCGGCCGAGCTCACGACCCAGGCCGTGTTCATGGCCCGGCTGTCGATCTTGCCCACGAGCGAGGCGAGGTCCGCCCCGTCGTAGTCGGTGCCCGCCTCGACCTCGTTCCCGACCGGGATCTCGTCGACCAGGCCGTCGATGCCCTTGCCGGCATCGCCCTGGAGCCAGACGGTGTCGATCTTCTTCGCGATCGCGAGGCCGAACCGGTTCGCGGCGAGCTGGGCCAGGTTCACGACCGCGGCCGCGTCCTGGATCAGCTCGTTCGAGAACGAGAGGATCCGGCCCATCTTGTGAAGGGCGATCGTGACCTTCGAGGTCGTGGCCTCGTCCTCGGTCACGGTCTCGTGCTCGTCGAACCACTCGGCGTCGATCTCGCCGATCTTCGGGATCTCGAGCGTGTGGCTCGAGGTCGTGTAGACCTGGGCGAGCTGCACGCCGACGGACTGGTAGCCGAGGACGTCGATGTAGCCGCGGAAGAGCTCGGGGGAGACGAGCTCGGCACCTTCGCCGTCGTACGTCGGCGAGGTCTCGCCCATCGCCCGGGCCTCGGCGAAGTCACCGCGGGCGATCGCCCGCAGGAACCGGCCGGCCCGGACCGCGTCCTCGGTCGTGCCGAAGCCGCGGAGCGACTTGCCCGGCATGACGTGGATCGCGGGACCCTTCCGCTTCTCGGCCTTCTCGACCGTGGCGCGGCTGTCGGACTCGCTCGAGGTGACGGCCTTCATGGCCTCGACCTTCGCGTCGAGCAGACGCTCGGCGATCGCCAGCTTTTCCACCTCGTCGCACCGGGCGGACCGCTCGGCGAGCCGCTCCTCGATCTGCTTCGCCTCGGCCTCGTCGGCGGGCGTCAGGGCGCGGAGGTTCGTGATCTCGGTCGTGAGCGTGGCGGCCTCGTCCTGGAGGCGCTGGAGCTTGGCGCTGGGCATTGGTTCGCTTCCTTGCGTTCGGGTGGTGGTTCAAAACCTCCCGCACGATATGAGCGACCCACCGACCGGCGAAGTTCGCCGCGTCCTACCGTAGGACTTTTCCAGACGGTGCCGGGCACTTGCCGTCGGGGCAGGCACCAGTCGCGCCGCACGGGCACCGCGTCTTGTGTCCGTCGCCGTGAGTGATCCAGCCGGTGCCGCCGCAGTCCTGGCACTTGCCGGGTGCCGGCGGCTTCGGGCCAGGGGCCGGCGGGGCCGGGGTCTTGTCGTGGGCCATGCTCGCCCGGGCGGCCGCCACGGCCGCGGCCGCGCGGGGATGCTCGAGGTCGATCTCCGCCGGGTCGGCCGAGAGCCAGACGAGGAACGCGACGATCCACCGCCAGAGCGTGATCACCAGCCCCTCCCGTGGTCGAGGGTTTGATAGCCGTCCTCGCCGACGTGGGCCCGGACGTACTGGGCCGCCTCGGGCTCGGCCGGCGGGCCTTCGGCGAGCAGGGCGATCCAGAGGAAGTTCTTCGCCAGGCGGGCGATCGTCCGCAGGACGGGCCGGTCGTTCGCCGGCGGACCGAACGGCGACGGCGTCGAGCCGGCCGGCAGCGACAGCCACCAGCCGCCGACGATGGCGACGAGGACCAGGGCGGCGAGCTGCCGCTTCGTGAGCGTGATCATGGGGCCGTCCGTTGGGTCAGCGTGTCGGCTGGAGGAGGGGCCAGCCATTCCCCGTGATTGAGTTCGCGGTACTTAAACTCGACGGCCCCGATGGCGTAGGAGTCGCCCTGGGCGAGGATCCGCTCGACGACCGGCCGCTCGGCCCAGAAGACGCCGTCCGGCAGGTCGGCCGGATACTTGCCGCCGTACGAGATCCACTTCGTGCCCCAGGAGTTGATCACCGCCGCGGCGTCGACGGCGCGGACGCCGGCGGGGGCCGTCGCCTTGAACCGGACGCCGATCACCGCCATCTGGTGCATCCACGTCCCGCTCGCCGGCAGGACACCCGAGGCGTCGGTCCGCGAGGCGAAGCCCTGACTCGACGCGATCGTGACCGGGAAGCCCGAGGTCACCGCGGCCACGAGCTCGGCCCAGGTCTTCACGGCGACGACGTGCCGGCATGGGTGCCGCTTCGCCACCGCGTCGAGGCGGCCGCGGTCGCCCTGGCCGCCGCAGCCATAGGCCCCCCAGTTCTTCGCCCTGTCGGCCGAGTAGGTCGTGAGGTCGTATCCGAGATCAGGGAACGGCTCGCGGTAGACGACGCCCCAGTCGCGGAGGAACTTCGCGGCCCCCCAGCCAGTCGCCCCGTCGCTCCAGCCGCCGACCGGGCTGGATCCGTCGCCGCTCTTGCCGCGACTCTCGACGCGGGCACCGCCGTATAGCGCCTCACTCGACGGCATGAGCGGCGCGTCGGCCAGTTCGCCCAGGTCCCACGACACGGCCTCGGCACAGTAGACCGCGTGCATCGCCCCCCACGAGACGCAGTCCCCGATCCCCTGCCGGCCGACGACGAACGGCGAGCCGTATCGCTCGCGGTGGGCCCGGTCCATCTGCCGCCAGAGAAACGTATCGACTTCCTTCGCCTGGGCCATCGCGTCGGGGGCGGCCTTCGCGAAGACGCCCCGCTTTC